GCAGAAGAAATTGACTTAGCCCAAGATATTAATGATTGGGAAAGTAAATTAAACGAAGATGAACAACACTTCGTAAAACACGTTTTGGCGTTCTTCGCGGCTTCTGATGGTATCGTGAATGAAAATTTGGCGATGAACTTTGTTAATGAAGTTCAATATACTGAAGCTAAAATGTTCTACGGATTCCAAATTATGATGGAGAACATTCATAGTGAGACATACTCATTATTGATTGACACATACATTAAAGATAAGGAAGAACAAAATCTTCTGTTCAACGCAATTGAGACGGTACCTGCTATCAAGAAGAAAGCGGAATGGGCAATCAAGTGGATTAACTCCGACTCATTCGTTGAACGAATCGTTGCATTTGCCGCGGTTGAGGGTATTTTCTTTTCTGGCTCATTCTGTTCTATTTTCTGGCTCAAAAAACGTGGTTTAATGCCGGGATTAACATTCTCAAATGAGCTTATTTCTCGTGATGAGGGAATGCACTGTGATTTTGCTTGTCATTTGTACAACAATCACATACAAAAGAAACTCACACAAGCTAAAATCAAAGAGATTATTTGTGGGGCATTAGAAATCGAAAAGGAATTCATCCTTGAGGCACTACCAGTTCGTTTAATTGGTATGAACTCTGACCTTATGTCACAATATTTGGAATTTGTTACCGATAGATTATTGGTTTCATTAGGTGTACCTAAGGTTTACAATTCATCTAACCCATTTGATTTCATGGAGAACATTGCGATTCAAGGTAAAACAAATTTCTTTGAAAAAAGAGTTGCCGAATATCAAAAGGCAGGAGTATCCAACAATTCATCTATTGATGACATAACCAATATCGATGATATCGATTTTTAAATAATTGAATGATATGAAAGTAAAGAAAAGAGATGGCTCCCTCGAGGAGATGCGATATGATAAAATCACAAGAAGAATGCAATACTTCTGTGATGATTTGGATATTGAATATGTGGACCCAACCTTAGTTACTCTTAAAGTAACACAAGGTATATACGATGGAATCTCAACCGTAGAACTTGATATATTGGCAGCAGAAACTGCGGCATCGTTAGTAACAACACATCCTGATTATGCGAAGTTAGCAGGTCGTTTGGCGGTATCTAATCTACATAAAACAACTCCAAAGAAGTTCTCACAAGCAATAAAAGAACTACACTCATTTATTGAACCAAAAACAGGTAAAGAATCATCATTAATTGATGATAATGTTGCTAAGTTTGTTCATCAGAATAGAGAAGTTCTTGACGGTGCAATCAGACAAGAACGTGATTTGGATTTTGATTATTTTGGTTTTAAAACATTAGAACGTTCATATCTTTTAAAGATTGGTAAACGTATTGTTGAGAGACCTCAATACATGTACATGAGAGTTGCCGTTGGTATTTGTAATGGTAATTTGGAAATGGCTTTGAGAATCTATGATGATTTATCACAACATTTTTACACCCACGCAACACCAACACTATTCAATGCAGGAACTCGTCGTCCACAAATGTCTTCTTGTTTCTTGATTGGAAACAAAGGTGATGATATTGATGGTTTATTTGATACCATTAAGGACGTTGCTAAGATTTCTAAATGGGCGGGTGGTATCGGATTACACGTACACGATGTAAGAGCTAAAGGTTCATACATTAAAGGTACGGGTGGAGAATCTGATGGACTTCTTCCTATGATGAAAACATACAATGAGGTTGCTCGTTGGATTAATCAGGGTGGTAAAAGAAAAGGTTCTTTTGCTATTTACCTCGAACCATGGCACGCAGACGTTTTCGAATTTATTGATTTAAGAAAGAATCATGGTAAAGAAGAGATGAGGGCAAGAGATTTGTTCTTGGCAATGTGGACACCTGATTTATTTATGCAACGAGTTGAGAGTGACGGAGATTGGTCATTATTCTCACCTGACGAAGCGCCGGGTTTATCTGATACGTATGATACACCCGAAGACAAGGCGTTCACTCGTTTATACGAACAATACGAACAAGAAGGTAGAGCACGTAAAACTGTTAAGGCGAGAAAATTGATGGATTCAATTCTTACTGCACAGATTGAAACGGGAACACCTTATATGTTATATAAAGACTCGGCAAACTACAAATCAAATCAAAAGAATTTGGGAACAATTAAATCTTCAAACTTATGTACGGAGATTATTGAGTACTCAAGTCCTGAAGAACAAGCGGTTTGTAACTTGGCATCGATTGCATTACCAAAATATGTTGTAGATGGTGAATTCAGTCATGAATTATTATATGAGTACACCTACCAAGTTGTACAAAATTTGAATAACGTAATTGACCTGAACTTCTACCCAACTGAGGAAACAAAACGTTCAAACATGAGACACAGACCTGTTGGTTTAGGTGTTCAAGGATTGGCGGATGTATTCTGTATGTTGTCACTACCATTTGAAAGTGAAAATGCCGACAAACTACAAACGGATATTTTCGAAACAATTTATTTTGCAGCACTAGCTTCATCAAAAGATGTTGCTAAAGAAAACGGAGCATACGAAACCTTTAATGGTTCACCACTTTCTGAAGGTATTTTCCAATATCAATTATGGGGTAAATCCGATAAGGATTTGAGTGGTAGATGGGATTGGAAATCTTTAAGAAAAGAGATTTTAAAATTCGGTGTTAGAAATTCATTATTGGTGGCACCTATGCCAACAGCATCTACCGCACAAATTTTAGGTAATAACGAAGCGTTTGAACCATTCACATCTAATTTATTTTCAAGAAGAACTCTTGGTGGTGAATTTATTGTGGTAAACAAACACTTAGTTAAAGTATTACTCGAAAGAAAAATATGGTCAGACGATATCAAGAAAAAGTTGATTATGGAAAACGGTTCGGTTCAGAACATTCCTGAAATCCCAACAGATATCAAAGAGGTGTTTAAAACCGTATGGGAGATGTCACAAAAGAGAATCTTATCCATGGCGGCAAATCGTTCAATCTTTATTGACCAATCACAATCATTGAATTTATTCATTGATAATGCTTCCAAACAAAAAGTATTGGCGGCGCATCTTTACGGTTGGAAACTTGGATTGAAAACTGGTATGTACTACCTCAGAACAAGAGCGGCGGTTGACCCACTAAAAGGGTTAGGAATTGACACTTCTACCGTTAAACCTGTTTCTGAAGCTATTGAGGTACCTACAACTAATAACTTTATTCAGGACACTTCAGAAGAAATGAAGTTAATGGAGATGGTTAATGTATCAAGACCCACAGATTCACCATTTGAGTGTGAAGGATGTGGTTCCTAAAATAAGTTAACACTAAACCTACATAATCCCGACATTAGTCGGGATTTTTTATTTATATGTATTCCGGCTTTCTTTATATTTATTGATATGGCGACAACGTATGGTATAGATTATCCATTTAGAGAGAGTAGAAAAGGTAATTTCCTTGAGATGACAGAAGCACCTGACAGGGAGATTAGGGCGAATCTATTACATCTAATTTTAACCAGAAGAGGTACACGTTATTATTTACCTGATTTTGGTACGAGATTGTATGAGTTCATTTTTGAACCAAACGATGCGGTTACATTCCAAATGATTGAGGATGAGATAAGAACCACGGTAAAAAAATACATTCCTAATTTGGATATCACATCAATAAGAATTACTGCCGCGGACCAAGATGATGAGGAACCAAGAAGTGTGAGTGAGGAAGACGATGCAAGATTATTTAGGGTATCGGATAGTTCAAGTAAACCATACACTGCGAAAGTTAGACTCGATTACGACATTAATAATGAACCATTTAGTTCGTCAGATTTTATAATTATTAACATATAACATGGCTAAAAAGATATCATACGCAACAAGAGATTTTGCGGGGTTAAGACAAGAATTAGTTAATCTCACAAAAGAATATTATCCTGATTTAGTAAAGAATACTAATGATGCGTCAATTTATTCTGTATTATTAGATTTAAACGCGGCGGTTACCGATAACTTACATTACCATATCGATAGAGTTTGGCAAGAAACGATGTTGGACTTTGCACAACAAAGACAATCTCTTTTCCATATTGCTAAAACATATGGTATCAGATTACCGGGTACGAGACCTTCAGTTGCATTGTGTGATTTTAGTATAAATGTCCCTGTTAGAGGTGATAAAGAAGATGAACGTTATTTGGGTACAATTAAAGCCGGTGCTCAGGTTAGTGGTGGTGGACAATCATTTGAAACGATTGAGGATATTGATTTTGCTAACCCATTCAATAGTAAAGGAGAACCTAACAGATTAAAGATTCCAAATTTTGATGGTAACAATAGATTAGTATCATATACAATTGTTAAAAGAGAAGCGGTTGTTAACGGTGTCACAAGAATTTTCAGAAAAGTTATAACTGAACTTGACCAAAAACCTTTCTTAAAACTTTATTTACCTGAACAAAATGTTTTGGGCGTAACGGCAGTAATCCATAAAGACGGAACATCATTCGCCGGTAACCCAACAAACTCAGAATTCTTGGACCCAACGAATAAATGGTATGAGGTTAAATCTTTAATCCAAGATAAAGTATTCGTTCAGGACCCAACAAATGCTTCTGATAGAGATAATTTCAGAGCAGGAAAATACATTTCAGTTGCTAATAAATTTATTACAGAATATACCCCTGAAAGTTACTTCTCAGTAACCTTTGGTAGTGGTAACGTGGACCCGATGGATAATCTTGATGATTATATGAATGGTTCACTAAAAGTAAACTTGGGAACATACCTAAATAATATGTCATTAGGTGCACTACCTAAAGTAGGTACCACAGTATTCATCAAATATCGTATTGGTGGAGGTAAAGACAGTAATTTGGGCGTGAACGTCATTACAAGTATTGATGATGTGGATTTTGTATTAACGGGACCAAATTCATCAATAAACACTCAAGTAAATCAATCTCTAATTGTAACAAACATTACACCGGCAATCGGTGGAGCTGACCAACCTTCAATTGATGAAATCAGAAACATGATTGCATACAACTTTGCAGCACAAAACAGAGCGGTTACATTGAATGATTATAAATCATTGATTGAAACAATGCCATCTACATACGGAGCACCTGCTAAGGTTAATGTAATGGAAGAAGATAACAAGGTAAAAATCAAATTGTTATCATATGACGAGAACGGAAATCTTTCTGATACCGTATCTACCACATTGAAAAACAACATTTTAAATTACCTATCCGAATATCGTATGATTAACGATTATGTGGATATTGAAAGTGGTCAGGTAATTGACATGGGACTTGAAATTGATTTGGTTATCGATAAAAACGGCAATCAAACCGAAATTATCACAAACTCAATTGAGGATATTGTTGATTATTTCGCAATCGAAAAAAGAAAAATGGGTGACCCATTACTTGTTGGTGATTTAAATCGTTTAATTGGTCAAGTTAACGGTGTTGTAAACGTCGTAGATGTGAGAGTTTTCAATCTAACCGGTGGAGAATACTCAAGTGCAGAAGTTGCACAATCTTATTCTGACCCAGCAACAAAAGAAATCTTACAATCTGATATGACAAAAATAAGAGTCAAAACTCTCGGTTCGACTACATTCTAATTTTTATTTTCTGTATTTTTTAAGAAAATAAATAGATTTCTATTTATATAGGTAAGGTATGCAGAAACACAGAATAACCACAAATATAGGTAGGGACCAAAAAGTCACAGTTGAATTAAAACAGGACTATGACTTATTGGAAATTTTATCATTAAAATTCACCCAAACGGATGTTTATACGTCAATGTGCTCTGATTATGGGGTAGTTGTGGGTAGAATATCGGTTAACAATGGTTTCGGTGTCCCAAATGCTAGAATTTCAATATTCGTCCCACTAAGTGAGAGTGATAGTGAGGACCCCGTAGTTTCACAGTTATACCCATTTACAACCGTATCAGATAAAAATGATACAGGACATAGGTATAACCTACTTCCATCAAGAAAACAACACGGAGGACATGCTCCAACAGGTACATTCCCCGACCAAAAAGATGTTTTAACAAGAGAAGAGGTTCTTGAGGTTTATGAAAAATATTACAAGTACACCGCAAAAACAAATGATGCTGGTGACTTTATGATTTGGGGAGTCCCTCTTGGAACACAAACCATTCATGTTGATGTTGACCTTTCAGATATTGGTTGTTTTTCATTAAGACCTGATGATTTCATTCGTCAGGGTGTGGGAGTTGACCAATTCAAAAACGAATATACTTTTAAATCATCTGAAGACCTTGACGCTTTACCACAAATTGTTTCGTTTAATCAAACAATTGAGGTTTACCCATTTTGGGGAAATGAAGATTTATGCGAAATCGGATTAACAAGAACGGATTTTGACCTATCAAATAAGGGGGTGAGAATTGAACCTAAAGCTTATCTACTAGGTTCCATTTATTCTGACCAAGGAACAAATACAGTAAACAAAAACTGTACTCCAAAAAGTAAGATGGGTAGAAAGTGTGATTTAACCACATTTCCCGCTAAAATTGAAATATTACGATTTACAAGTAGAAAAGATAGTCAGAATAGACCGATATTAGAATTTTTAGAAGTGGAGGAAGATGTGGAGGATGACGGTTCATTCGTTTTACCTCTACCAATGAACATGGATTATTTGTACACCAATGAATTTGGTGAGAATGAATATACCAATGACCCAAATAAAGGTATACCAACATCGTCTTGTTATCGATTTAGAGTTTCAATAAAAAATGAAACTTTAGGTAGGGTTAGAACAACGGCAAGTTACCTAATTCCAAACATCAGAGAGTTTCAAAATGACATTGAGGCATCTTATGCTTGGTCAACCGATTGGTCTGATTACCCGGCATCCGCTTTAAATAGTTCATACATCTTTAATTCGGTGATGGGAAGTTACTATCCTGAGGATTATTTTTATAGATTCACATATAAT